GTTTTATTATACACAAAAAAAAGAGGGCGACAAGAGCCGCCCTCGAATATTTAGGTTTATATGGAAGTTAAGCTCCGGGTGTCCCGAATACTGCTCTCCAGTCTGAGACTCCAAAAGAATATCTTTCTCTTGCTTTGAATCTCATGTTGCCTGTATCAAAATCGCCTTCCATGGCAGTCTTGATAGCGGCTCTGTTAAACATCTTAAAACCGTTAGGCGAATCAGTCTTGATAAAGAACGCATCAGTATCAGTCAAGAAATGGTTTACGACAGCGCCTTCTGGCAACATCCCCATGCTCTTGCTTGCGTTAATATCATTGTCCGCTGTTCCGGGTCTAAGTGCAGAGTTTAAAACTCTTTCAGCAATAAATTGTAGTTCTTTTGGAATAATTAACTTAGTTCCTCGAACTGCAACTTTAAGACCACGCTCATCAGTTAAACCTGCAATATCAATTAACATCTGCTCCAATGAAGTCTCATTGAGGTCAGAGGCAGTTGATAAGATGTTTCGCTGATTACCAGATATAGATGGGTGAGAAGACGAACATAGTGCAGCCCCATCACCTATCGCACTGGCGCCAGTGCTGAAAGCGTTATTTAAAATAGACGCAGCTTTAATTTGCTTTGTCTGTGACATTGAACGAGCTAATGCTTTAGTGTATCGGCTTGCAAGACGGTCATAAAGATTATCTTCAATCGCCTCTTCAGTGATACTAAATGCCAAAGCAATAGTTTCGTGTGTGTAACGAGCTGTGTATGTCTCTTGTGCATTGTCAAAAGAAATGGCTGAGCCTTCCTCTTTAACAGGTGCAGTAGAGAAACCACTGAGCATTACCTCTTCTTCAAAAGCTCTATCCGAACTTTCTTCGTCGAAGATTTCAGCGTGTTCATTCTCGTAACGGTCATACTCCAATCCAAACAATGCGTTTAAACCGGGCTCTAGCTCTTTTGCTAGTTGTGCTCTTGAAATAGCCATAAGTTAACCTCCTATATGCCAGTTGTTGCGAAAGTACCAACTGCCGCACTTGTGTTAAGGTTATAATGACCGTTTAAACGCACAACATATTGATGACCCGCTGCGGAGTAATCAATGTTGCCTTCGTCGTCGTATAAGCCAACAATTCTTACATCCAAAGTATTTGTCGTTGCTGCGGTACTAATATCTAACATATCACTAGATATGCCTGTATTTGTACTGCCATTATTTACACTAGCCATGTCACAGTTAATGAAAACGTCCGCTAAAGCTGTTGCACGGTCGGTATTCGTACCGTCTGCGACAACAACAAAAAGCTGCATTGGGTCGTCATGTACAAACGCCTTTACAGGGTGGTTTGTATCAACGCTTACGCTATTTGATCCGGGCCAGTAGTTTAAAAAAGTAGTCTTTTTGGTGTTTGAGTCAACGTATTCTACCCCTGCTAATACGCCTAAAGGAGATATCGCCTGATCGGAAATGATGATAGTTCCAGAAGAAGCGGGACAAACAATCCCACCATTGTATATAGCTGTAGTATAGTCGTTGGCAATTTCATACTGCGTAGTCGCATTATTATTAACATTGCCGCCAACTTTACCAATAGGACGAAGACCATAGCCACCAGATAGTTGATTTGCCATAAGTTTAGTTCCTTATCCTAGATGGTAGTCCTTATTTTTTTGAGGGACCACCAAAAGTTACACGAGATTGACGATTGGCTTTTTCAATCGTCATGGTTGAATGTGCGTTCTCTCGCATCATGTCAGAGTCTACAGCTTCCATCTGGTCAGTACTTCTTTGATTAAAGTATGCCGTTCTTTCATCTACAGTCTCTACAGGTATACGAGCTAACAATAAACCTCCCACTCCAAATACACCTTCATATTTACCCGAATCAACTACAGGGGATTCAAAATCAGGATATTCGTCCTTACGAACTAATTCCCAACCTTCTCGCATCTTAGCGCTGATATTCTTACGGTCGTCAAAACCTCGAACCTCAGCCCTAATCCAACGATGTTGAAACCCATCAGGGGCGGGTGGTGCATCCAACATGGATGGCGGAGCCCACGGCTTACGCTTAGCCGTCTTCTCCCTAGTTTGGTTTGCGCGGGGAGTTCTGTCAGAAGATCCTCCAAAGTTCATCTCTTTTGTATCTGTCATCAATCTACTCCTTAACGTATTTCGCGTATTCTTCTAATGGCACACCCAATTTCTTTGCTATTGCAACTTGGCTAGGGGTGAGTCTAACCTTTTTCCCACTACTGCGCCCAGAACTACTTCGGGAAACTGATGCAACCGTCTGAGCGGGTCGTTTGCTGTTTCCATTGAGCTTATGCGGAAATTCAGTCTGCATACGCTTATCCAATTCAGTATAGTACTCATCGGCCTTCGGGTCAAACCCTTCTTCTTCAACTAATTTTTTATGTACTCCAAAAGCAGCATAAGTCATAGCTTCATCTTGACCAAACCATTCATTCCGTTGAGCCCATTCTTTAGCTTTAGCATCAGGTTCGCGCACTTGCTGAGGCGCGGCCTGTGGCTGTTGTTGAGGTGCTGTTTCGCGCTGCTTAGCCGCTTGTTCCTGTTGAGACTTTGCCTGCTCTGCGCGGTCATTCTCAATAGCTAATCGGGTAATCTTACGTTGTGCTTCTACCACAGCATTAGTGTCACCAACTTCCATGGCTTTCGCCATCTCTTGCTCAGCCGAGCTTAGCTGTGACTCAACACGAGAACTATATTCTGTTACATAATTGGTATCTAAAGCATCCATACGTTGCTTTAAATGGCTAGATTCTGCCTGCACTTTTTGTGCATAATTAATCGCTTCTTCGCGTTGCCGTTCAGCTTCACGCATTTTCTTGGTTAAACGGTCTATACGTTTTTGCGTAGCATTCTCAGCCTTATCAAAGTTGTCTTCAGCCTCCGTTGCTGCAACAGGCGCCTCGTCTTCCTTTTTCTCGGACTGCGGTACTTCTACCTCAGTATCCTCTGTCTTATCTAACTCAAGTTCTATTTGTTCTTCTTCTGCCATTCTTCTCTCCTAGAAATGTAAAATATCTTCAGGTTCTAATATCTTTGCCAGAACCTCGTCATCATTTAAAATCCGTACTTCTCCGCCATCAATCTTAAATCGAGATCCTGCGTATCGGGCAAACATTACCCAATCACCTTTCGCGCACCAAGGGCCCGTAGGAAATTTTTCTTTATCCCCATACGCCAAGGAACCAACCTTGAGCACATATCCTACCTGTGTCGATACAGTTTGCTCCTGTACCACCGCATCAGGAAGATATATACCACCTTCGGTCTTACCTTTACCCCGATACGGAAGTATAAGTAACCTCCATCCCGTAGGGTCCGGCATTCTTTCTATGAGAGAAACGTTAATAGCATCAGGGTTTAAAGCCTTATCCTTAACGTCTTTATAGGCATCGCCTATGGTTTCTGCTTTATTCATCAGTTTGCTCCTGTTTATCTAGCAGGCTCTTGAGTTCCTGTTCCACATGAGTTAAGGACGCTAAGTTGCCCATAAGCTCACGATATTGCTCCATGTTTTTGACATTATCAAATAATATCAGGTCTTCAATCGCTTTTTTTCTGTCTCGTATAATACGAAAAACCGCTTCCGCCAAGTAAATATTACTCAATCTTATATCTCCGCATTAAGTCTTATACAAGATATATGCGAAAGTATAAGGCTTGTCTACCTTTTTTCAAAATGCGGACCATCAATAAACGGGCGCCTCCCCTGAGAGCGACGTAAATCTATATAAGAGTTCATTGCTTCTTCGGCTGTGCCCTCCCAATCACGAAGGTCATCTATTTGCCATGCCGCGCCCCACCTAATTTTCAAACCAACTCGAACTGCTGCTTCTTTCATAGCATCTGCAATATCATCATAAACCTGAATTTCCCAACAGGGCTCTCCGTCTTGGTAGGCCATTAAGTCCACAGCATGAGACTTGCCGTCGGCCTGAATAAGGTGTTTTGAAGCCATGGTTTGTGATCGACCAGAGTCAAATAATTTTTTTTGCTCGGCCTCGGAACGGACCCCATAAATCACTCCGAAGTCGATTTTCGTGAGCGAAATGGCCAGTTTTACAGTTTCAACCAAATCATCATGTACCCCCGCTAGTTTTTGGAAGCTTCTTTGGGATAGTTTGAACGCCATGGTCTTTCTCCTTTTCTACTATGTAAGATTTTTTATGAATGTAGTCTAACCAATCTTTTGACATATCGTAAGGAAAAAATACCTCACAATAGCCACACCTTAACTGTTCATCAACTTTCGTCATGTCGTGTCCACATACCTCGCATCGAAGGGATGATGTTATTTGGTTAGCCCTTTTGTCTTTTCATACGACCTAAGTCCCCCGATTCCGAGCATTCCGCCAAGAACCGTTAGAAGCGTACCCATATCGAACTCGGGTAGTTCAGGCAGATCCATACCCGCAATCGCACATCCAAATATAATCAGATCTTTAAGGATAAAATGATATAGGAAAGCAATCGCACAGCACCAACCCACTGCCGGGCGCCAACCGCCCTTAAACAACGAGCCTGACGCGGCTTCTGCCTTATTAACCTCTATTTGAGAAAGCGCAATTTCCTGAGCGTGTTTCTGCCCAATCGTGGCTATCTCATGTGCCAATTTAGCCTTTTGATCTTTATCTTCAATAAATTTATCTAATATCCCTGTAACAGGACCTATCAAACTTTGTAACATATCACTTACTCTTTTTTGGACGACCGCGTGGTTTTGAAACTGTTTCTTCCTTACATTTACACACTTCACACTTTTTATTCAAAACAGCACACCAAAGTCTTTGTAAATATTTATACATAATCATCTCCTTAATCATCTGGGGGAATAGGCATTCCGGGAGTAACTGTGCCATCCTTATGATACACAGGCTCCGTATACTTAACTCTACCGCCTCCCGCTCTCTGTAGTTCCTCAAACCGTTCTTTTGGGGTATCTGCAACAATCCGTGGAACACCATAAATGTTCATTTCAAGACTGGCTAATTCTTTGTCTCCCATGCTTTTTCTTTTGGCTTTTTTCTTCCGTCGTTGACTAACTTTATTAAAATCTGTTTCTCTCATTTTCTATTCATCCATGCTGTTGTACCCATGTAAGTACCCACTATACCCGCCATTGATATGTAAAACAAGTTACTTACATCACTCAGTGCCGCCAAACGCTCCAATGGAACAAGAGGAGTAAACAAAAGTGTAGTGAAAATACCCATAGATACAAGAGCGGCTGTCGCCATACGCCGCTGTGCCAAAAGCTTACGACTTTCTGCCTCAGCTTTTTCGATTTCTTTGATAGCGGATAGTTCATTATCATCAACAACTCCATCTCCATCTAAATCATACTTTGCGTATTTAGATTCTTTTTCAAGTTTTTTCTGGGTCATTCTTCTTTTTTCCTTATAACGATAGGTTTACAATATGCTGAATAATTCCTTGTTTTACCTGCGGTAGAGAAGTTAATTATGTCTTCAAACCATTTACATTTTGAATAACTTGAATAGGTTATCTCCCCCTCCGGGGTAGTATTGTTCATAACGACTAAAATAAAAGCAAGTGTCTTCATTTAAAACTATCATTCAAGGAATCTACAACGCTATCAATATTAGGCTCTTTTCCATTTGGGTCATACTTGCAGCGATACTCCATTGGGCATTGCCCTTCTACCACTAGCGTATAGGTATCATTTGCTCCTTTATAAATACAAACCTCCTGTCCATTTTTTGCTTTTCTTCTCTTATATCTTCGGCAAGTTATATATTTTGGGTCTTCTCTTATGCCTTTCCGTATCTCCTGCTCCCATGTCCAATCGCTGAATTTTTTTAAAAAACATGAGAAACATTGAATAATATTTTTAGACTGTGCTAAATATATCACACCTTCATGGTTACAAAGCCATTCAAACGTATACTGTCCCCCGTCTTTGCGAACACATTTATCAGAACCAACCTCTGTCGATCCCCATGAGGGAGTAAATAAATAAACCGAGAACAGCAATTCCAATAACCAAGGTGACAATAAGAGCAATCCACCCAATAATCTTTTCTCGTAGTATCTTTCTGTCATATATCTCTTTCTGCCTGCGCTTCCGTATCTGCCCTTCCATACGAAGTAATTCGTCCCATGCGGCGGTGCCATGCGTAAACTTTATAAATTGTTGCAACTCGTACCGTTGTTCTTCTAGTTTCTTTTTTGCCGCAAACGCTTCAATAGCCTCACCCTCTACACTACCACCAAACACTTTACGAAATATAGTGGGATTCTTAGCGGACTTGTGAACAGCATCAACGTCACTAACCGCACCCATCCAACGCGACAGGTCCTGTGACATAGATTCTAGGTCACGCCCCGCCTGAAAGGCGCGCTTAATCCCGGAGAACGCCGTACTAGCCGTGCTTACCGCAACCGAAATGCTTATTGGATCGAACATAGTTTTCCCGTAGTTTCATCGTAGTTACTTGCCTTGTTGCTTCATTATCTCTTTCTGCATAGCGGCATCTATTCTTGCTGCTGTCTGACGTTCCGTGCTGCTCAACTTCTGTTGGAACTGACTGGCTCGCATCTGCTGATTCTGTGCATCAAGCTGTAGCTTCGCCTTATCTACCTCAGCATCCGCCTGCTCAGACTGCGCTTTAATCTCTAGCTCCTTCTCTTTCAACTGTACCAGAGGATCTGGGCCCTGACCCGATACTTGTTGTGAAAGCTGCTTCAACTGCTGCATACCCTCCGCAACAAACTGTGCCTTCATACTCTCCATAGCCAACTCTGCCTGTTCTGGTGGAACCTGCTGCTGTTGCATTGCCACCATCGCCTGCTCTCCCGCCGCTATCTGAACGTGCTCCATAATATGCTTCTGCAACGCCATAGCTATAGGCGGCATACCCGCTATCATCGGAGAAGACCCAAACACCATATGCGCCATAATATGCGCTTGATGCTCCTGACCCTCAAAAGCCTTCAACGGTACCATATCCATAATATCTATATTCTCCTGTGCAGGATCTTTAGGCATGGGCTCCTCATCAGGAATCCTCTTCATAATCCTGTCTGTATCTCGCACACCTAACGCATCGTACATATCTCTGTATACTTCATACATATTATGTAAATCAGGTGCCGCCCCCGCTAACTGTAACTTAGTCTGCGCCAATGCAATCCTCTGTGCCTGTGAAAACACATTCGGGTCCGATACAGGTACAACATCCACTCTATCGTCAAAGTCCGTAGCCATAACAGAGGCTTCCGCCCCTTCTACAGAATAAGGGTATTCCGCAGGTAAACTCTCCGACATCACCCTCGACAGCATCTTAAACTCTACCCGCATAGCATAATGCAACCGTTTATGCACCGCGCTCATCACCCGTGAGCCCTGCTCCAACAACGCTATAGTCGTACCCACAGCCGCCTGCTGATTACCATCACCAACCTTCATATCGGTTATAGTGGCAAAACGACGACCTGCATCCACAACAAAACCCAGTAACTGAAACAAGGTTCCGTCAGGACCTTTAAATGGCAGCGGCATCAGGCTGTCACGGATAGCCCCACCGGGAGCATCAACGTCGCGAAACTCTCCGGGCTGAAGCGGGTCATCGTCATCCCTGATCCGTAGTCCACGGGCCTTGAAGCCCGCAGGAAGATTGGACAACGTTCCGGCGTCGATTAACTGCCTCAGTGCCGCTGTGGCGGTCCGTGACAGTCCGCCAATCGTGTGAATAAGCCCCAATCCGTAGAAACCAAACCCCGGAAGGAACTTATAATGCACAAAATACTGTATCTTGCGCTTCTTCTCATCTTCTTCACGATAATTACGACGTATGGACAATATCTGCCCGTTGTCCTGACTAATTGTTACAATATAAGGGATCTTAATGCCTGTCGGCTCCCCATCCTCATCTGTCTCCTCGTAGCCCTCTAAATCCAGATCCACATGACATTCAAGCAAAGTACAGTCATAATCTATCTGAGAAGGCGATAATCCATCAATTCTGCTAACTTCACTCTCTATGGAACCCGACTCTTCTTGAGCCGGAATCACAGGAATATCTATGTAAAAACCCCCAACTTGCTTCTTTCTAAGCTCATTTAGCGACATTCTTAGCACTTGCGTAATATTTGGGCACGTTTCAAGGTCAGAAGTCTCATATGGCACCACTAAATGCTCTGCTGCAATGAATTTTGACACCGCTCTGCCTAAATTTTCGTCATAATACACCTTTTTAAAGGTAGAACCCGCCAAAGGTAGGTAAAAAAGCATCTGATCGAGCTCAGGCGTGTACTCCTCCATAACATTTGTAATGTAATAGTTCATAAAATGCTTAACACGCTGCGATTGTTGCTGCTTTTCGCGTGTTTCAGACCCGAGAACCGTGGTCCGTACAGGGCCAGACGCAGGTAAAAGTTCATTAAAAGCCTGCGCCTGAAATTGAGTAGCCGCCTCGGCCAACAGAGGATGCGTCACGCCCGATGCACCTCTAAAAGGTTGCGACCTCTCCTCATATGTAAACCCTAAAAGCTCCAAACCGTTGGCATAAGCGTCTTCCCACTCCTGCCTCCCCGACTTATTCGCGTCAAACTCACCTAAAAGTTCGCCTGCTATGCGAGAAAGCTCACGTTCTGGCATATCTTCCGCTAAATTCGCATAAAAGTCACCCTCTTGACCCCTATTATCGGTAGGTTCAAAGTCAATCGTCACACCACCGTCGTCTTCAGGGATAACCTCAATGTCCATGTTCTCGGCTTCACCCTCAAACTGAACAATATTTTCCTCCATAGAGCCCGGAAGCTCCAATTCCACTTCTGCCGCTAGTTCCTCTGGGTCTAACTGCGACGGTATATTTTTTTCTATAGCCATAGTGACTCCTTTTTCTTAACCTACCATAAATGACTCGTAAGTACTAATACCTTTTGGACCTTTGAACATATCACGAGCCTGATCGGACAAACCTGCGATACCGCCCTCGGCAAACCTTTTATCTCTTTTCTCAAAAGTAACCATTAAGTCGTTATCGCCTTTTAATAAATTTGGTTGCGGCGGATCACCCTCGTTCCTAAGTAGTTTTTTATATTTGCCTTGGCTATCTAAACCTATTCCCTTGTCCTTAAATACTCTATCAAGTAAAGGTCCATACTCTTTTGACCGCAAAGGATCTCCTGCCCCCTTATGTGCAGAAAAGTTTTTCTGATTATACAAATCCGCTAAATCATTTTTTGATAATTTAATAAGATCATCATAGTTTTTACCTTTTAATAAATCATCCAAGACTTTGTTATACTCGGCAGTCTTTGCGTCTAATTCCTTAGTGCTAAGTTTTTGCGCTTTTTTTGTCTTCTTAAACAAAGACTCAATCATAAAATCTGAGAGCTCACTAGCCAAAGCTCGACTTCTAGCTACTACAGCACTGCTCGAAAGCGCTGTCTTTCCAACTCTAGCTACTCCCGGAGTAGAGATAATATCTCCCGCTCCTTTTAAAATAGAAGGAGCCACGGCCGCTGACACCGCTGCGGCACCTGCTTTTTTAAACAAATCTCTTTTTGATAAATCCACGCCACCCGCAGTGGGCGCAGGTAAAGTAACCTTCTTACCTTTCTTACCCGCCATCAAAACATCTACTGCTCTCTTTACGGGAAACAAAGCCCCCAAAGCCTCACTCGATAACATACCCGAAACACCTGCCCCATATTCATCTTTAGGAATTGATTGTAGATCTTTATATGTGTCTATATCTCCTGCGGCCATCAAATTCTTAAACGTCTGGGACCCGCCAAGGGGGTTTTTTATCGAAAAAGGCTCCATGCCCTGCTCCCCCGGTAAAAGATTTACAAGAAGAGGAGACATATTAATCGCATACGTCACAGCATCAACAGGAAACCCTGCAACTTCAGCAATCCCCGTATTCACTCCCTTAACAAAAGGAGCTGCCTTTCTAGTAAAAGGACGCAACTCGGGCGGAACATAATATTCATATGCTGCTCTCTTCTCCGCCATCAGTAATACGCTCTAACTTTCATATGGTTCTCCTCGTCCTCCCAGTCATCTGAGGGTAGCTGCACAAAGTTGCCCTGACGATATCGCATCAAAGCCTGTGTCATACTATCCACAAGGTCATCATACTCCCCATTTGGAAAAGCTGCAACCTCTTCTATCATCTCATCAGCAAACTTCGTGTCTGGTGCGTACACCATGCCTGCTTCAAAAAGCACCGATACAGAGTGCACGCGGGTCACCTTATCATTACCCTTACTCGGTGTAAAGTTCACAACAGGTATACCCATGTTCCGTAGTTCGTGGGTCAAGGGCAACCCCGTCGCCTTCGCCTCAATAATCACCGTATCCGGCTCCCAGTACTTATACTGATCCAACGCTACCTGCTTCAACTCAGGAAAATCCCACCGCTCCTTTATACTATCCAAAAGTATCAACCCCGGGGGTCCCCCCGCCTCCTCTGGATAAAATACACCCCATGTCGTAATAGCACTAAAGTCCGATGTCTCCCTCTTCGTAAACGCCGTATCATAACTCTGAATAACAAACTCCAAATTAGGCACACTCTTCTTATCCCAACGCTTCCACCACTCTCTAGGAATAATCGCATTCTCCTCACCAGTAGGATTCTGCTGATACTGAGCATTCCATTTAGCAGGTGGTATCGACGCCTTCACCGCCGTCAAATCCTCCAAACTCCAGAACTCAGGCCAACACGGCTTCCCATCATCAAATATTGCAGGCAACTCCACAACTTCCCACTGATCGGCTAACGGATCTTTAGCCATCGCTCTCAACAACTGACCCGTCATATCCTTCTCCGACCAACGGGTCTGTACCAAAACAATACTACCGCCCGGCTGTAGTCTCTGTCGGGGGCCCCCAGTGTACCAATCCCACGCATCATCAAAACCATTCACAGACATCGCCGTTTGCTCCGAGTGCGGGTCATCTATAATCACCAAGTCTCCACCACGACCCGCTAAGTTCGACCCAACACCAACAGCATAATACATACCCCCCGCCGTCGTATCCCAACGACCAGACGCCTTACTGTCCGCCGACAAGTTCACCTTCGGAAAGATCTCCTTGTACTCCTCATTATCAATCAAGTTCTTCGTCTTACGACCAAAGTTCACCGCCAACTCCGTCGTATGCGTCGCCTGAATAATCTTCATCTTAGGATTCTTACCCATCATCCACGCAGGAAACAAAAAGCTCGCAAACTCAGACTTCGTGTGCCTCGGCGCCATATTAATAATCAAACGCTTCAACTCACCACTAGCTACCCGCTCCAACTTCTCAGCAATAATCTTATGATGACGACCCGCTATAAACTCAGGCCATAAAGTTTTTACAAAAATTAAAAAGTCCTCCTGACACTTCTCGTTCTTCTCAATCTGCGCCAAGCGCAACTGAAGCTTCGCCTCCTGCTCAGAGAGTTCCATCCGGGGCCCCTATCATTTCAAAAAACATCTCCTCCCATTTAAACGGCTGCGAACAACGGAACACGGGCTTCATATCCTTCATGCCCTCCATCTTCAAATCTACAGCATCCTTACCTCTATACAAAAACATCTCCGCCCTCTCCGTCGGCTTGGCCTGCTTCTTTATCAATATCCAACAGGACCCATGTCCGTGTTTCGTGAGCCACGCTACCTGCGACGGGCGCAAGTCAACACGGTCAGTCGTCGTATACTTCAACTCAACAAAATGAAAATATCCAGAACTATCGCACAACAAGACATCAGGAATACCCGCGCCTAGCCAGTTCTCAATTCGCGTTAACGACAGCTTTCGGTTTACTCTTTGCGCGGCTTCCTTTACCTGTTTGTAAAACCCGCTCTCCCTCTTCACGGCTATCGCTACCTTCTTCGGGGGTGATGTCAATGACTGAGGCATAACTCTCCTTTATCTCATCTAATGCTTTCATTACTTCTTCCTTAGACATACTGTCTATGCTCCCGTGTCGTATCTCAGATTTATTCACATATATATCACCCTGTGCCATACCACGGCGAAACTCAGCCTGAACCGCAGCCGAGTACGCTCCATTCGCCAGAGCCTCATCACGGATCGTCTGCAAATCCCTAATGTGACGACGAAACGTAATACCATATTTCTCATCAAGCTGCTTTCTGTATTCCCGAATAGCATGAACAACGTGTGGCGATATATTCGGATTAGTCAATTCATATGCTCGTGTGTGAGCACTTGACACCCCGTACCCTGCATTCTCCGCTGCTTCTCTCAAAGTTATCTGACCATCCTTACTCACAAGCTCCTTAACAAACAACTCCTGTTTCCTCGTTAATGGTGTGTGAATATTGGCGGGTCTTCGACCACGGGTTTCATAACGAATACCCGCTTTTCCCAGTTTTCTTTTCCTCATTCTCGGACCTCGGTAAAATAAAAAATAAACAGGAATAATATGCACGTTTTTTGTGCAGTGAACAAGAATCTTTTTTATGCACAATAATTAGGCATTGTTTCACATGAAACATTCATACGATTTTTCTGGTAATTATTCGTGAAAAACATGGCCCTTGCAAGCGTAGCCAACAACCGCGGCGCTCGAACCTGGAACTGAAAACCGCCGTTTTTAGCCCTAAAAACTTGACCCGATATCCGGGGGTCCCTAAACGTTTAGCACGCCTCCAGGACCGGGAAACGTGGACCAAAGACCGCAAGCAGCTGCGCCAGGTCCTGGTGTCCTGAATAAAAAAACCTGTGCAGCTGCATGAAAAAACCGGTGCAGCTACATCAAAATTAACGCTGCTTTTTTCCCGGTTCTCGGTGCAGCTGCGCCAGGATCTAGCCAGGATCTAGCCAGGATCTAGCCAGGATCTAGCCAGGATCTCGGTGCAGCTGCGCCAGGATCTTCGGCTGCCGGTACGTTTGGAGCTGCTCCTGGGCGGCGGTCCTCGGC